TTTTTTCATGGTTCCCTTTTCTACTTTCTTTAACTTTGTGTAGTAATTTGGAAGTTCATCCACATGCTGTAATGCAGTTATTCTTGCACCACTCTTACTGGTAGTATGCTCACCTTCAACTTTGGTTCCCATTTTAACCTGCTTCATAACAGTTGCTAAGGGAACTTTGTGTTGCTTAGCAATCTCTTGTGGTGACTTATAGGGTTTTACAGGTCCTTTTGGGTCTCTCATTACAGATTACAATTCCTCTGCATTATTTATTAAACCTTGCTTTATAAGCTTGGATAACTCTGCTGTAGAACCAACAAATAAAGAGTTGTTAACTGTTGTAGGACCTTTTTGAGGAGCATCTAACTCTCTCATTTTCTTCTGCAAATCAATTAATTTATCTGTAGTGTCTGCAACAGATTTAATTAATTGACCTGCAACTTCAAATGCTCTTGGGTGACCAGATTCTTGAGCAATTTCTAAGATTCCATCAACTGCTTCTTGTCCCTTTGAGATTAAGCTGTAGAGTTGTCCTCTACTGTATTCATAATCTTTTTGAGGATCATTTGAAGTTTCAGGTGTAGAAAGTTCATCAGAATCCACTACAGAAACAATTGAGGTTTCTATATTTAGGGACTCTTCTATTTTTTTAAATTTATTTGCCATACACTATATATCAACATCAGTTCCCTGACTGGTACTATACGTTTTAAAATCTTGGAAATCTACAATTTCTTCATTGAATCCAAAGTCATCGCCAAATGGAATTAAATCATCATCAGCAGAATCAATAATGTTGTCATTATTATAATCTTCAAGTGCTTTTGGTGTTGCAGTATATCTAACTTCTCTTGGCGCTTTAATTGCAGATGCATAATCAACTTGAACTTTCTTAATCAATCCATCATTACTTTCTGGGAGTTCGCTGTACAGATAAGTTTTTGCTGTAAAATTTAATGTATATACAATACTTCTTCTTGTACTGAAATCTCCTTCATAGTCATCTCTAAATCCAATTCTATTTAAAATAATTGGGATATCTTTTGATTCATGAACCTCTGGAAGCATGTTCACTGTAACATTAAATGATGGTTGAAAAAATGGCAAAATTTGCTCTACAATTTGAAGAACATCATCTTGAATTTTTGCAATAATATTAAGTTCAAATCCAATATTATATGGAACTGGAGTAAATATTTTATTAACTGCAGTACCATCTTCTACTCTTGATGCTTTGAATGTCTGAATAACTGATGCTTTACGCTGTGAGTCATAATCCAAAGACACCATTTCAAATGACATTCTTGGTAAGGTGATGGCAATTTTTCTATCACCTTTATTACTTTGTTCAATTCTTGCTAAGAATTTATTGATTGGACCATATGCCAAAGGAACTTTTAAAACTGAAACTGGGTTGCCAGATTCGTCACAATGCCTGATTTGGATATTATTGAATAACGTTCCAAATGCAGTTACAGTTTTTGATATTCCTTTATGATAAAAGTAATTTCCAAACATTTTTAAAATCCCTTATTTAATATTTAACCACTCTTGGATATACTTGTCCAATTTGAGGTCTTTTTGCTCTTAAATAATCTGCAGTTTGTCTATTAGAACTTAAGTCTATGTTACCAACACTGACTGTTCCAACACTAACTTCTACAGTAAAAGATTCTGTTGATTGGGGCAAAAGGGCAGTTGTTGCCCCAACAGAAACCAAAGTTGTAGTTGTTATTTTTAATTGAGTTGTAGTGTAATTTGCCATTAGGTTGTTCTAGCACAGAACAGAATTCCACGAGTCCTGGTATCTTGTCTATATGATCCTTGAATTACTGTGTAGACTTCAGACCCACTGATTGTAATTGTATCACCTTGTTGAATGTTTGCACTTGGAAGACTTAATTCAAATTGAATTAAAACAAAATCATCTGGAATGTAATATGGAACTGGAATTAAATTTAAGTTAAGGGGGATCCCCTTAATGACTGCATTGTAAGATCCTCCTCTGTCGGAGTCTCTATAATAAAGTGTAGGCTCAAAGGATCCACTGGTGGAATCACCAGCTGGTGAATAATATTTAACTTCTTTATAAGGTTCTGTACTTAATGATGCATCGTATGCAATATATCCATATTCTGCCATTCTCTTAGTTTGATAATATTGCCCAATATATTGAGCTCCAGAAAGTTCACTTCTGAATCCTAAGTATGGGGTTGAATCACTAGGGCTTGGATAAATTTCTGTAACTCCTCCTAGAAAAACAGAATCATAATCCCACAATGTAGATGTGAAATTGTGTAATATAAAAGTTGCATAAGTATTATCTCTCAACTTTGTTGATGATAATGTGGGTTGTTTGTATGAAATAACAGCAAATTTGGGATCTATGCCAGACCTAAAAATATTTAAGTCTAATGCATAAGAAGTGGAAGAAGCAACTGTATATTGTGCTTGATATCTACTGTTGTTACCAACTCTATTGGTAGATCTATCATAGTAAATGTTAGAGAAAATACTATATCCAGGAAGATCAAAATCAGATTCTCCACAGAATCTATTTGGATATACAATTCCATTTCCCTGAGTCCAAGTAGATTCTCCTGGATGGAATCCTGATCCATGAACTACTGTTATTTGAGTATCACTATCTACTTGGAATCCCCTATAAGTATCACCAAATTTTTTGTTTGCTTGAATTGTATGCCTTACAACTCCCCAAGGAAAAGATGCTCCAGCAGTTACATCCTTGTCATAGAAAGTTGTAGTTGATCCATAGCTAGTAGTTGTAGTTGCAACAGATACAGTAAGATTGCTTGCTCCTGCACCAACTGTTCCAATATCTGCAGCAGATAAAGTAATTAATTCTCCAGTTGTATATCCATATCCAGGTCTATTAATATGAACTTTGTAAATTGAACCACTGTTTCTATCCACATAAAAACTGGCACCAGTGCCAATTCCAGAGGATGAAATTTGAAAAACATCTTGATAATCAGTATTTTCTATTCCAACAGTTCCTCCACCAGAATATGATGTAATAGTATGAGCAATTCCAGTTCTGGTGGACCCATGCCAACCTAACCAGGAAAAAGCTTCTTCCAACTGGTAAATCAGATCAGTCCTAGCCCATCCTGCTGCTTTTGTAATGGTAGTTGTTGTGATTGCCATTTGGAAATTAAGCCTCCAGTTTTAAAATTGTTAACTCTGCTGTTATTGTTGTTGTGATTCCAGAAAGGTTTGTAATTGTAACATATAAGGTTGTATTTTCTGGATTTTCCAAATTACCACCAATCACAAATGGAGTAATTTTTTGTGATGTAGATATTCCAGAGGTAATAACTTCAGCAACAACTCCACTTCCAGGAGTTGGATCTTCACCTACTGCTCTAGTTAAGTCATTAATTCTGGATGTACTATCAGTATATAGTCTAAACCAACCTGCAGTAGAAAGACCAACATTCATCAGAGCATAAGATTTAAATCCAGCAATATTTGTTGTTCCTATGCCATTATTAGATATTGAAGTTGTAGTTCCAGAAACTACTGATCTTTGTTTGAGAGTATTTGATCCATCAAAAGATGTTGCAGTTACAACTCCAACAAAAGATGCCCCTCTTGTTCCTTCAATTTCACCTGCTACAGTAAGGGCACTAGTTGGATTTGTTGTTCCAACTCCAACTGAAGATAAAGTATGTATTCCTGAAGTAGAAGGTCTCCAAAGAGTTTGTGGGACTAGAACTGAGTTTTTAAAAAGATTGCCACTAAAATTAATATTTCCATTTACATCTAAATTTGTTGCTGGATCATCTGTATTAATACCAACAAAAACATTAGTAGAAATTCCTGGTTGAATTCCATTAGTTAAATTCCAAAAGGATGGACCTTGTGGTCCAATTGCACCTTCTGGTCCTTGTGGTCCTCCAGGCAATCCTTCATTTCCAGGAACCCCTTGATATCCTTGAAACCCTTGAAATCCTGTGGATCCTTGTGGGCCTTGAAATCCCTGTAAACCTTGTGCACCTTGTGGTCCAGTGTCTCCTTGTGATCCTTGTGGACCATATCCCTGAGGTCCTTGTATTCCTTCAGGACCTTGAATTCCCTGAGGTCCGATTAGACCTTCTACACCTTGTTCTCCTTGAGCACCTTGTATACCTTGAGCACCTTGTATACCTTGATTTCCCTGAGCACCTTGAGGTCCAATAACTCCCTGAGCACCTTGAATACCCTGAGCACCTTGGATACCCTGAGAACCTTGAATGCCTTGAGAACCTTGTGGTCCTGTTCCTTGAGGACCTTGAGCACCTTGTACACCTTGTGGACCCCTTGGCCCCAAATCACCTTGAGCGCCTTGGGGTCCTATATAACCTTGGAATCCAGTGCTTCCTTGAGTGCCTTGTGGTCCTGTTTGTCCAGTAACACCTTGGGGTCCAATAGCACCTTGAGAACCATCAACTCCCTGAAATCCCTGGAAACCTTGAACACCTTGAGGACCTTGAACGCCTTGAGGTCCAGCAACTATGGGAGTTAAGTTAGTTCCATTTCCAAAAGATGCATAAATCTCACTAAAATTTTGATTAATTTTAGTAGCACCTTGAAGAAGAGTATCTCCTGTACCATCATTTGGGGCAGAACCCGTAGATATTATTTGCCTTGCCATTATTAATGATAGTTTCTTTTATTTATTTAAACTTCCCCAAAGGGATTTACTTCTGTAAAATCTAAAATATTATCTGACTCTTCTTGAATTTCATCATTGCTATCATAAGGATTAACTAACTCAAATTCTGCAGAATTTTGAATTATATAAGTTGCACTTGAGGCTGCTCCAACAACAATATCTCCAATTTGGAAATCTGTTCCCATTCCAGTTACATTTAACTGTCTTGTTAATGGTTCCCAAGATTTTACTAATCCACTTGCTCCTGATGGATTTGCAAATACTTCTTCTCCAATAATAAAGTTTCCTGATGCAACTGTAGCTCCTGCACTAATAGTTACAGATGGAGATTGAGTATATCCATATCCAGCATTAATAATTCTAATAGTGGAGATTCCTCCCTGACCATCTAAAAATGCTTTACCTATTGCAGTTTGTCCTATTCCACCAGGACCAGAAAATGTTACTGTTGGTTCTTCTGAATAACCTTGACCAGCATAATCAAGAATTACATTTCTAACACTTCCTGCTGTAGCAATTCCAACTTGAACTGATGCACCATATCCACCTCCACCAAAAAATGATACAGATGGAGGACGCTGATAAAGATAATTGCTACCACCATCTTCAATATAAACTATGTCCAAACTCTTTCCAGAAGTTAATCTTTGAGCACTTGTCATTACTCCAACAATTCTTCCTTTAATACCAGAAATTGGTGAAGATACAACCATTGTTGGTGTAGATGAATATCTATACCCACCACTTATAGGAGTTACATATTGAATTCCACCTGTAGTGGTAGTAGCTGTTCCTGTTGCAGTTGAACCAAGTTCTGCAAGTGTTAGTAAAGCACCATAACCAATATCCTTAAAGTTATCATCAAGTTCTTTGATACTTGTAGAGATTTCTTCATCTTCATACTCAAAGAGTTCACATCTCAATTCATAAACATAATTTTTTTGCAATTGGAAAAATGGTTTTCTATTCTCAACATACTTAATTTCCATTATACTGTCTGATAATGGAACATAAATTAAATCACCTTCATAAGGTCTTGAAGTTCCTGCAGCATCTGGAATGACTTTCATCAATTCTCCAATATACATATCAAAACGTTCTTTTGATATGATTAAATTCATTTCATCAGTAATTCTGACTCCAAATTTACTCATAACAATACTGTTGGAATCAAATCCATCATAAGAAGCAAGATAAGCCTCAATAGGAAAAGCGTTCTTAAACTTAGAGTAAATTACATCTTTTATAATTTTTCCTTTCGATACAATCTGTCTTGGCATATAATAAACTTCAATGCCATACATCTTCAATTGTTCATTGATAAGATCTTGAATAAGACCTTGTTCTGTTGATGTCCCTTGAATAAAAAATGGATTTAACATATTATCCTATCATATCAAATGGGGCAGTTTCAAATTCACTAATCATTCTCATTCTAATTTCTTCTAATTCTTTAACAGCATCATCATAAATTTGACGACCATTCAATTCCACACCACCTGGCAGTTTAACTCCTTGGAACTTGATTAAGTTCTGTCCCCATTGCTTCTTCAAAGATGCTGTAAAGTATAATTTGAGGAAATAATCATTATAGATTTTGGTATAATCATTAGGATCTAAAATTCTATAACACTCCATAATCAGATAGTTTCCTTCAACAATAGTGTCCCAACTCATATCAATGTATAATCTGTTCTGTCTCTTATTAAATCTAATTTGCCTTTGTGGGTTTACAATCCAGTCAATATCTTCAAGATATCTTTTGGTTACATAATAATTTACAAGTTCAGTAGAACTGAACCAGTAAATGTCATTCAAAAACAACTGATAGTTAACATTAAACAGGTTTGATGTGATGGTTCTATTATCAAGTTTAAAAACTCTTTCTACACCAATAACTGTATCTGGAATTGGAATATAGTTTGAGTTTTCCTCCCAATTAAATGATCCCAAATCAGATGATACTGTAGTAGTAACAATTCCAGCAGTTCTTGCTCCACCACGTGCTCTACCCCTATCAATATCATCTTGAGTAAATTTATACTTCAAGAACATTTTTTCAACACCATCAAAATGCCTTTCATTGAAATACTGAAGGGCGTCATCTAATCTATCATCAATCTGTTCTTCAGAAACATTAATTTCCAGAACAGGAGCACCAAGTTGTCTTAAAGCATAATCAATTAATTGTTGTCTTGATGCTGGTTTTGACATTATTTTCTACTTTTTAACTATTTAGAAATTTTTGCAGAGGTTTGCTACAACTTCCTCTTGTCTCATGTATAATTTTACATAACACTTACAAAGATTTCTCATCAAATCAATGTTAGTACATGTATCCAATTCTCTAGATATTTTTTCATACTCAAATGACTTGGAAATAGTTTCAAGTTTTAGTTTATCTGGATCCATTTAAAATCTCCTTTAATAAAGACTTAATTTCATTCAAATCAGATTTTACATTTTGAAGATCTTGTTCTAAATGTTCCATTTTCAACCTTTCATTAGATCTTCTTTTTTTTAGCATATCATATTGATCTGAACCAAAAGTATCTGTATTGATAATAGCATTTGTATCCAAATCTCTAAGTAAATTTGGATACCCTTCAACTTTTGCGTATTGTTTTTCCATTATTTCAGAGCAAGTGCTCTTAAATCTTCTATGATTGGAGAATATGCTTGATTGCTACTTGTCCCAACAATTTTAATTTGATAACCAGTAAATTCAGGAAGATTGTCAATGGTGAAAGAATAATCTCTGTATTCATCATTTAAACTACTTGGAACATTAGTATCAGATCTTCCATCATTATTTGAAGAATTAATTACATTACCATTTAAATCATAGTTTAAATAACCTGGGAACAATTGCCATACTTGGTCTTCGTCTGGAGAATCATTGCTGAAAATCTTGTACAGAACTCTAATATCAGAGGAAGCATTTCTATAAGCAGAGAAGAATACTTTAATCGCATTTGCTGATTGTTGTAAATCAACTCTATTTGAGATATGGATGAATGAATGAGGATCATCAATGTTAGAATTTACTCTATTATCTGAAGCATAAGAACTGAGACCAACTGGTTGATTAATTCTATAATTTTTAGTTGTTATAAATGCCTGTTCAACATCAATAATTGGTGAAAGGTTCACATCTGATGTATTAAGATTTAATTCTAAAGTGAGAGATTTATTTCCACTAAATTGAGTTGCATTTAAATATTCAATTTCATTGACTTTAGATGCTACCATTCTTGGACTATTAAATTTATTTTCATTGACAACATCAATTGATTCAAATCCTTGATCTACAAATGAAACTTCAGACCCATCAACACTAGATGCAGAAATTGTTCTTACCTGACCAGAAATTGTGGTTTTATTGAAGTTATTAATGAATTGATCATTCAATTCTATTCTATTAAATTGCTTATTCTTGGATGCATATACATTAGACCCTCCACCAAATTTAGATTCTGTAAATGAATTTCCAGCTCCAATTTGTACATAATATTCATCAATAGTTGGTTGTGGATTATCTACAATATCATGAGTTGTATTAATTCTTTCTAAAGAAACTCCATTAAACTCATACTTATAAACAAATGAGTTAATATCATGTGGAGTTGTAATGGTATCTAAAGCACCTCTACTAATGGTTAATAATTGTCCAGGTCCAAGTCCCTTATATTGAATAATTTCATCATTAATCTTAATATATCC